CGGATGAACAAACTGCTTCACACAAGGCAACGCTCCTGACATATCGTACATAGGTCTGCTGTTCTGCAAACCATTTGCTTGTTGACAATATAGTGCCAGAAGCTCGGTGTTCCCACCTTGCCATCGTGTAGTGACCAGCCTCCGCCGTCGGAAGTGGCCACTTTGTTGCTTTCTTATCCAGAGGTGCCTGTCTTTCTAGACCACCAACCCAGATCGGTCGGCCTCTACAGAAATCCACGTGTTCTATCCGTGTATTTTCTGGAATTGGTCCATGTGGGTCACCCCCGGGTGGTACAGCCCACCCCCCCGTCATTCGGAAACCATACTTTAACGCCTTTGCTTTGAATGTTGCTCGCAGATCCAGCGCTCCGGTAAATTTCAACCCTTCACTCCTATCCATAAATATGAGACTATCGTCACCCTTGTTTCCTATCGTGTATCTCGTGATGCCCATTTCCCTCATGATGGCAATTGTGACGGCAATTACGATTATCTTGTTCCCTAATGCTGTATCAGGGTCGCCAGACGCTCGATTACCGTTGACTCCGTAGCCTACACCATGCATGGTTTTGCCCTTACTTGATAGTTGTGCATTCATTAATTCTCTGTCTTCGTCATCCAGACCATTAATCACTTGTCTGTAGAAAGCGTGCGTGCCTTTCAAGTGAACTTTGTTAACATGTCTGTCAAACTTTGATGCATCGATACTCATGACCACAGGATTTTCATATAGTGCCATATGGCCCTCTATTAGAAATGCCGTTCGTTCGGCTGTCATCCCGTCCAATACCCACGTCAGTTTCTTGCCGTTGATTGGTGAACCTGTGTTCAAATGGCTATGCCATGGTTCATGGTCCCTACCGCGTCCTATCCCGTAAAAGCGCTTAAATGTCCTCTCAATGGGCTTGCTGAAACACCCATAGATCAGATTAAACAGTATTGATCTAAACTGTATTAAGCGGGAAACCAAGGGTTTTCCTTTCTCTACCTTCCCTTCCATGTTCGACGCCTCTATCTTGACGAATGCTTTAAGCGTCTTATCGTATTCCTGTATCGTCAGGCCCTCCTCTCTGACCTTCCTCAGTATCTCCATGTAGGCTTTCTTTCTGTGGGCCGGGGCACTTTCCGCCACCCTTTCCATGAGCCACTTTACCATCTGTCCTCTGGTCTGGAACTTCACGGTGTCACCCATTTTCCTGAGTGCACGCTTTAAATTAGGAACCTTTTCCGGCTC